CAAGACTTCGGCTTAGTTCCTATCACTCAAACTGCCGGTGTAGCACCAGCTCCTGCTGGTATGCCAGGAAGCCCTGCACCTTGGGGAACAATGGGTTAATAACCTTAACTTACCTTAGCGGGGGAAACCCCGCTTTTTAAGGACTAATGTGATAAAAGAACATAGATATTTAGCCGAACAAACACTTAAAGCCATTGAAGATGCTATTAATGCAGACCAAGGAAGTAGCTTTAGGTATTTCTCAGGTCAAATTTTACCACAAATTAAAGATGCATACGACCCTGACAATACTCCGTTTAGAAGTCATCTTGGTGCGTCATTAATCGGCGGCACTTGTGATAGAGCTCTTTGGTATGGTTTTAGATGGTATTTTGTTCCTAATCATCAAGGGCGCTTAGTTAGACTTTTTAACCGGGGTCATTTAGAAGAAGGTCGTTTCATTGCGGCCTTAATGACTATAGGTGTACAGGTATATCAATCTGATGCTAATGGTAAGCAATACAGAATAAGTGATTGTGATGGACATTTTGGAGGTTCTACTGACGGTATAGCAATTGGTATACCAGAATACCCACAGCACTATGTTCTTACTGAATATAAAACTCACGGCGAAAAGTCTTTTAAAAAGTTACAATCTGAGGGTTTAAAAGCTGCTAAGTTTGAACATTTTGTCCAGATGCAGACTTACATGAACAAGCTTAATATTGATATTGGCCTATACTTAGCGGTTAATAAAAATACAGATGAACTTTATGGAGAGTTTATAGAGCTTAATCGAAACATTGCTCAAATTTATACAGAACGCGCAAGTAGTATTATTCATGCAAGAACCCCACCTAAAAAGATTAATAAAAGCCCGGCTTGGTATGAATGCAAATTTTGCGATTTTAAAGACATTTGCCACAACGGAGCGCAACCGGCTGTTAATTGTAGAACCTGCATGTGGTCAATACCAGTTGAAAATGCAGAATGGCAATGTTTAAAATATAACTGCAAACTTACAAAAGAACAACAATTAATGGGATGTCAAACTTGGGAACAGATTTAATCACACGTAAAGATCCTCGGGATTATCAAATTGAGTGCGTAGACTCAATTTTTAATTACTTTGCACATAAAACAGGAAATCCGTTGGTTGCGATGCCGACAGGTACAGGCAAATCTTTAAGTATCGCAATGTTTATTGAAAAAGCTTTGAAGTTATACCCGCAAACTCGAATTATTGTAGCCACACATTCAAATGTTCTAATTAAACAAAACGTTAAAGAATTACGTAATTGGTGGCCTAGCGCACCGATAGGAATTAACTCAGCAAAACTTAAGAAACGTGACTATTACAGACAAGTCACGTATGTAAGTATAGCTTCTGTTTATAAAGATGCTAAGATTTTTAAACATATTGATCTTGTTTTAGTTGACGAAGCGCATCTTGTGAGTCAAACAGAATCAAGTATGTACATGACATTTTTTGCTGATCTTAAAAAAGAAAACCCTGCTTTTAAAGGAATCGGTTTTACAGCTACTAAGTATCGGCAAGGCCAAGGTTTGCTGACCGATAACGGATTTTTTACTGATATTTGTTTTGATATAACTAGCTTTGCCGCATTTAACAGATTACTTGATGAAGGATACCTTTGCCCATTAAGACCTAAAAAGACTAATTATCAACTAGATGTTAGTGGTGTTGGTATAGGTAACGATGGGGATTTTATAAAAGGCAAACTGCAAGAAGCTGTTGATCGATATGATGTTACAATGTCTGCTTTAAAAGAAGCTCTTGATATTGCACATGATAAACACAAATGGTTAGTCTTTGCATCTGGCATTGAACACTGTGAGCATATTGTAGAAATTCTAACGTATTTAGGCGTATCAAGTAGGTCTGTTCATAGTAAGAAAAAAGATGAAGAGAATGATGAAACTCTTAAAATGCTTGCCGATGGTACAATTAGAGCTGTTGTCAATAATAACTGCCTATGCTTAGACGAAGAAACCGAAATACTTACTGATAAAGGTTTTGTCGGAATTGATGAAATGACGTATCAACATAAAATAGCTGCATGGAATACTGATTATTCTGTTGAATTTACATATCCTGAATATATAGTTAAACGAGAACGGTTAGAAAGTGAAAAAATGGTGTCAGTTGTAGATAAGAGTAGAAATGCAAAATTTAGAGTTACCGATAACCACAGAATGGTTATAAATAGTCAAAGAAATAAACACGACTATAAAGTTATATCAGCAAAAGAATGCTTAGATTATAGTACGTTTAAAATTCCCGCTTTTGGAATATGTGAACCTGAATTCATACAAGTTGAACAACCTAAATTTAAAGACCCTATAGGAAGGCAAATAAGCGCAAATTCCTATAATTATAGAAAAAAGGGGTATTCTGACGATGAAGCTAAAAAACTGGCAACGGCGTATACTCATAAAGTACGAAATTTAAAATATAAAAATCCTAATGAGTTATCAAACGATGAGTGCTTTTTAATAGGATTTTGGTTAGGTGATGGGACAAAATCATGTGGTCGTGTTGCATTTACACAATCTGAAAAATATAACAATAATGTAAAAATTATAGATGGTTTATTAGGTAGGCTAAATATCACGCATTCTAGGCAAATTTATAAAGCTGATAAAACTACTACGTTTAATAATATACGATGGACTTTGGCTAAAGGAACTGGCGGATTATCACAACAAAGAGAAAACGGTTTTTTTGAAATAGAACCGTACCTTGATAAAAAAGGTTCACCTTATTTAAAAGGGTTAAATAAGGAACAGTTTTCTTATTTATTGCAAGGTCTAAACCTTGCTGATGGACAGCATCATAGTAAAGATAATATACAAGAAACAAATATAATCGTAGGGCAACATTATGAATTATTTAATCTTTTACAAGAAATAGCAGTATTGCGAGGATTCAAAGCTGTAATTAAAAAATGTACAAAACCAAAAAACCCTAATCATAAACAATTATTCTTATTTTCATACAATGAAGAATTTCAATGGGGTTATAATACAAAGACTCAATTAGAGTATGAAGAAAGTTTTAAAAAGGAAAGAGTATGGTGTGTAACATCAACAACTTCTTATTTGATATGCAGACGAAAAGGTAAAGTATTTGTTACAGGTAATACTACAGGTTTTGACTGCCCCGATATTGATCTTATAATAATTTTACGCCCAACACGTTCTACAAATCTTTGGGTTCAAATGTTAGGTCGAGGAACAAGACCTGTTTACGCTCCTGGGTTTAATCTTAAAACTATAGAAGGTCGGTTAAATGCAATTAAATATGGCGGTAAAGAATACTGTCTGGTATTAGATTTTGCTAGTAATAGTGAAGTATTGGGACCTATTAATGATCCTGTACTTCCTCGTAAAAAAGGTACTAAATCAGGACCTGCACCTGTTAAAACTTGTCAAATTTGCGGAACTTATTCACACCCATCTGTTAAAATTTGTCCTACATGTGGTACTGAATTTCCTACTTTTGTAAAATTTGATATAACGGCTTCGGAGACTGAATTAATAAAAACAGCTCTTGAAAATGCACCTAAGTTTGAGAATTTTAAGGTCGGTCATATAACGTTTGGAGTTCATAACAAGCTAGATGCAAAACGTTCTATAAAAGTAACGTATTTTTGTGGTAAAAGAAGTTTCACTGAATATTTATGTGTAGAGCATGGTTTAAGCGAAGATGCGAGTAAAGCTGATAAATGGGCAAGAGGTCAGTTTGAAAAATGGTGGACTAAACGAACAAATATTCCTATACCATTAACTATTGACCACACTTTACAACAATTAGATATGATAAAACATGCAACTCATTTGCGCGTCCATATAAATAAAAAATACCCTGACATTGTAAATCATTGTCTAGAGGGAACTTGTTTCGGTACACAAGAACCTATATCAGAAACGCCACAGATTGATATAGCTTTAAGTTCAACTATCGATGTTAGAAAAATTATTACTGATTTAAAAACCCAATTAAAATAAAAAGCATCCGTTGCATAAAAACGCTTGCAATTAACTTTTTCTTGTTGTACACTGTACATGTATTGAAAGTAGATAGATACATTAATTAACTAAATTTGGAGAAGCATTATGACTACTGAAAAACCCCTGCCACCATCTGCAACTGTTCCTACCCCACCACCTGCCCCTAAAGCAGAAAAAAAAGTCGGCGGTAAAAATGTTGTCGAACTAACATCAGCACCTACATCGAATCAATCTGCTGCTGATGCAACAGATGCAAAAGCCAGCGAAGATGCAAAAGCGGCTAAAGAAGCCGCTGCTTTAGCGAAAAAAGAAGCCGCTGCTTTAGCGAAAAAAGAAGCTGCTGCAAAAGCCAAGGAAGAAAAAGCTGCGGCTAAAGCTGCTAAAGAAGCTGCTAAAGCTCCTCGTGTTGAGCAAAACGGTGTTAAGCAAGCTCAAGAAGGAACTTCAAGCCGCGCCATTTGGGATTTGACTCAAGAACTTAGCCTTGCAAAAGGTTCACTTGTACCTATGTCTGATGTTAAAGCCGCTTGCGAAGCGCAACCAACTCCTGAAAATCCAGGTGGCGGCAGATGGTTCACTAATAAAGCCGGTGTAAACACAAAAATCAATCCTGCGAACGTTGCTATCGAATACCAGATGTACCGTAAGTTCAACGGCTTTCCTCCTGTCGTTGTTGAAAAGAAAGTAGATCCTGCGGTCGAAGCGGCTAAAGCGGCTAAAGCTAAAGAACGTGAAGAAGCTAAGGCTAAGAAAGCGGCCGAGAAAGAAGCTGCTAAAGCCAAAAAAGCTGCTGAAAAAGCAGAAAAAGTTGCAAAACCAGAAGCACCAACTGCTAAAGTTAAAGCAATTCCTGCTGAATCAACCCCTTCAACCCCTTCAACCCCTCCTGTACCTCCTACTGCACCACCAGCACCTCCCGCTGTTTAAGTTTTAAAGAACCAAGAAAACCTTAACGCAACCTTGGAAACCGGGTAGGTTAACTGCCCGGTTTAATTAAATGAATAATCAGCTACAAGAAAAAAAGGTCGATAGTGATCTTTTGCAAGTCCATTCAATATTCTTAACAATTCAAGGTGAAGGACCATTCCAAGGCGAACCTGCAATCTTCGTTCGTTTAGCGGGATGTAATTTACAATGCCCCATGTGTGATACAGATTACACAAGCACTAAAACGGGTATGTTTGCACAAGAGATTTATGACAAACTAAACTCGATTCGACTAGAACACAACATTAAATATAAAATACTTGTGGTTATCACTGGCGGAGAACCTTTTCGTCAAAACATCAAACCACTAATAACGCTTCTTCGTGCTGACTTTAACTTCTACGTTCAAATTGAGACTAACGGTACTATTGAACCTGCTGATTGCGGATACAATACGTTAGGAACCAAACGCGGAATATCAATTGTTGTTAGCCCTAAAGGTAAAGATATTCATCCTGAAATACGCCGTTTAGCCTGTGCTTTTAAATACATCATTAATGCAGATCATGTTGATAATGATGACGGACTGCCAACAAGGGTTCTTGGGTACAATTTCAGACCAGCAAGACCGTATAGTTTTGATCCTGGTTTTAGGCGTGTATATGTCTTACCTGAAGATTCAAAGAACTTTGAACAAAATATGTCTAATCGCGCAGTTGCTATAGATTCAGCAATTAAATTTGGATATAATTTTCAATTACAATTACACAAACATATAGGTCTTGAATAAAAATGACTGAACTAGGATATATTATTGCTGTTATAATTGCACTAAATGCAATTTGGCATTACTTCAACTGGAGATAATAAATGAATAAAAACGCACTGGTAGTCTTAAGTGGCGGTCAAGATTCAACAATTTGCCTTTTTTGGGCTAAAAAGAATTATAAAGATGTACATGCAATCTCGTTTGATTACGAGCAACGACACTCTATCGAACTTGAATCTGCAAAGTTAGTTGCTAAATCAGTAGGAGTTGAAACGCATGAAATCATTAAAATTCCTAATGAGATGTTACTTTCAACTTCTCCTTTGAATTCTTATTCTGTATTAGATAGGTACGAAAGCTTTGAACAAATGCAAGAAGCTGTTGGTAACAACATCGAAAAAACGTTTGTTCCGATGCGTAATGCTTTATTTTTAACCATAGCGGCAAATCATGCAACGACAATTGGAAATTGTGATCTTGTTACAGGTATTTGTCAAGAAGACAATGCAAATTATCCTGACTGTACTGAACAATTCAGATATTCAATGCAGCAATCTATTAACCTTGCATTAGGGACTGATGTTGATAACTACATCAAAATACAAGCACCTTTAATGTTTAAATCTAAGGCCGAGACTTGCCGTATGTCGCTTGATTTTGACGGGTGCTACAAAGCCCTTGCTTATAGCCACACGAGCTATGACGGTCGTTATCCGCCCATTGATAACAATCACTCGAACCTATTACGTGCCGAGGGTTTTTTGAAAGCTGGCATACCTGATCCTTTAGTTGTTCGTGCTTGGATCGATGGGTTGATGACATTACCCCATAGCGATAATTACAACATCGTCAGAGCGTTTGCTGCATCACTTTCACATCCTATAACTAATCTTAACGAAATGTTAGAGTGGATTACATTTGATCTTTTAGAAGCTGAAAAATACAATGATTAAAGATGCCTTGGGTGCGGTGTATCATGACACCGACAACAATTTAATTCTTGATGCCATATCAGGAGCCTACAATCAACCATTAGGTCATTGCTCTCGGCGTATTGAAGGAATCATACGTAACTGTTTAGGTCATCTCGACACATCGTATCGTGAAGAAAATAAATCTTCATCTTTACTTGAGCAAGGTCTAAACATGTACGGTCATGATAAGCGATATTGGAATTTTTTAACCACAGGTGCAGAAGCAGTTGAACGGGCGTTAATGCTAGTTCCTTTAAAATATCATCGTATTGTAATGTTTGAAGGAGCATTCCACGGCAAGTCGTTTATGACAGCTTTTGCCAATTATAAGAACATACCTTGGAAACAAGCTGTAGAAATTGTTACAGTACCTTGGATGGGTTTTGATAGGCTTAAAGAACTTGAATTTGATGCAGTTATTTTCGAGCCAGTACAAGGTGTAGGTGGTAATATTGCATCTAAAGCAGAAATGCAAACATTGCGTAGAATTTGTAATGACAAAAAAGCAAAACTGGTTGCAGATGAAGTTTATTGCGGTCTATGGCGGTGCGGTTATTTCTTAGTTAGTGATATTTGCTGTCCTGACATTGTGGCTATAAGTAAAGGTCTTGGTGGACCGATCCCTATAAGTGCAGTTGGTTGCTTAGAAAAATCAGAACCTTTAGTCGGTTGGTATACTACAAACGGTAATAATGCACTTGCAAATTCTGTTGCATTAAAGATGTTACCTTTGTTGTATAATTTTGGCATGGTTACACGGTCGATTCAATTACCTGATTATTTAAAATCATGTAATCATAAGATTAAAGGTGCAAGTTTCAACCTTAAAGTTAAAGATCATTGGACTGGCTTTGAGGTTAAAGATGAACTTCGCAAACTTAATATTATTGTAGGTGGCTCAAATGATTATATTAGACTTGCGCCGTGCGAACCTATGCTTGAAGATCATTCTTCATTAAACCATTTATTTTCCACCATTAAGGCTTATATATGACAACATACGCGAATGATGATGCTCTTGACTTTACAACATACCCACAAGGTTCTAAAGTCATCGGCATAGACGTAGAAGGTACACTTGCTCCTTCATTTATAGCTGTTGACAAAATCGGTCCTATTTCGATTATTGGCTATTCAGTTTTACAAAAATTTAAACAAGACGGTCATACGGTTTGTTTATTCTCATGCAAACCCAAGTACCTTTTAGAACAATGGGTTATTGAGAATAATCTTGGTCAACTTGTTGATTTTTGCAATGAATCGCCAATTCCTACAGATGGTGAGAAACCTTGTTTTGACATTTACATCGGTGACGAAGCAATGTCTTGGAATCAAATTCTTGAAAGACCAGACTACTGGTGTAACTCCATAACCACCCGTTTACCTACTCCAACACGATACGAACGAGATACCGACTTTTGTGACAGACCTTTAAAGTTGTTTTATCAAGGTACTGGTCGGATGTTTATGCAAATGTTCAAAGACCATTGGAAACAGTTTTGGCCTACATCAAAGAAAAAAGAAGTAGCATTCTTAACCACATGTAGTCATGCAAAACCCTACGGCAAGTCTTACATTCATGCAACGATTAGGCAGTACCTTTACAGTAATTTAGGTATTCTTGACAAAATTGATTATGTGCATATTTCGGGTGCAGGATTAACAACGACAGACAAAGGTTATGAATACCCTTATTGTGCATATGACGGCGATTATTCACAGGCATCGGATGAAATTCGACATGCTTTACGCGATAAAATTGCCGAAGATTTGCGATACTGGTACGATACGGTAGGTAAAGATTATGTGCATGTTTTTATATATCTTCGTATACCGTCATTAACACTCAGTGCCGTAGTTGCGTCTATAGCTAATGCTCCAAATATAACGGTGATTACCGCATCTGAAAAGCATTTACCTTGGTTGTCTGATGAAAATCATGATCCTGACAACGGTCTTGTGGCTATTGATAATTTAAATAAGCTTGATTTCATCTACTCAAAGATTACGGGAATATAATGAAAGGATATTCACAATGGCTAAAATAACAGTTACAAGAACTCACGATTTTTCATACGGTCATCGTGTTGTAGGCCATGAGGGTAAATGCCGACATTTACATGGACACAATGGAAGGGTACATTTTACCTGTCAAGCTGATGCCGAAACAAGCGAATTAGACGACATTGGCAGAGTTATCGACTTTTCAGAAATAAAGTCAAGGCTTTGTATGTGGTTAGAAGACAATTGGGACCATAAGTTTTTAGCTTGGGAAGAAGATCATGTTCTTGATATGATTTGCAAACGATCTTATGAAGCATTAAAAGCAAACGGTGCAGAATCTTTTTTTAAAGATTCTTTCGCAATTGTCCCTTTCAACCCTACTGCCGAAAACATTGCTAAATATCTAGTTCAAGTAGTTGGTCCACAACAGTTAAAAGGTACTGGTATTACACTAGTAGAAGTCATAGTCGAAGAAACAGCTAAGTGTTCGGCTACATTTTCAATTTAACAGAGGCATCCTCCTCTACACTCAATACGCCGAATGGGAAACCGCTAGGCGTATCTTTTTAAGGATTTTTATGAACGACTTTAAACGACCCGGTGTACCAGAACTTAGTCTAACAATGCCTAAGCAACGCATTTCAGATGCAGTTGTTACAATATTAGATGCGATTGGTGAAAAGCCTAGCCGACAAGGGTTACTAGAAACGCCTGAACGAGTAGCTAATGCTTGGTTAGAAATGACAGAAGGATATTTGCTTGACCCTAAAGACGTACTTAAATGCTTTGAAGATGGCGCAGATGGCTGCGATCAAATGGTTGTAAGGAAAGGGATACCATTTTACAGTAAATGTGAACATCATCTAGAAAGTATTATAGGTCATTGCACTATTGCATATATACCTGATGGTAGAATTGTAGGTTTATCTAAAATGGATAGACTTTGTGATATGTATGCAAGGCGTTTACAAGTTCAAGAAAGAATGACAAACCAAATCGCAGACGCCATGTTTAATATTTTAGAGCCTTTAGGTGTTGGGGTATGGATAAACGCACGACATTTATGCGTTGAAGCGAGAGGTGTTTGTAATTCTAATTCAGAAACAGTAACTCAAGCGTTGCGAGGAAACTTTTTAACTGATTCTGCGGTCCGTGCTGAATTTTTAGCGTTAGCAAGAGTTTAATAATGTTAGATCAAATAACTTTAAGAGGTGTTTAAATGATAGAAGCAAAAATAATAGCTGATTCAATCAGCGAAGCGGGTCAACGGATAACCACACTACAAATTAAAGTGCATCGGTATGTCTGGTCTGAATTTATGACGCACCGTGCTTTTAGCAGAAATGCTATGTCAAGCCGTGCTATACCTGTAAATAAGATGTTAAAGCAAGTGTGGTCAAACCCTGCTATGCCTGTAAAATGGGGTGCAAATAAGCCCGGTATGCAAGCGGGTGATGAGTTGCACGGGGTACGTTTAAAACTCGCTATATTCGCGTGGAAAACGGCTGCAAAATGCGCTTGTGTGTTTGCTTGGTCAATGATGCAAATAGGGTTGCACAAACAATGGGCTAATCGAGTATTAGAACCTTGGCAATGGATGGTTGCTATAGTAACGTCTACCGAATGGCATAACTTTTTTGGGTTGCGTATAGGACCGCTTGCTCAACCTGAGATGAATGAGTTGGCGATCTGCATGGCTTATGCAATTAATAATTCTGAGCCTAAGCTTATTAAAGACGGTGATTGGCATTTACCATATATCATTTGGGATGAAGGGATTAACGATGATTTATTTACAACTAACCTTCTTCTTAAAATGTCTGCTGCACGTTGTGCAAGGGTCTCATATCTTAATCATGATAAAACTGCACCAACTTTAAAATCAGACATTGAACTATGTGATAAACTTATGCAGTCAAGGCCGATTCATGCGAGTCCGTTTGAGCATCAAGCAACCCCATGTGAAGGAAGGCATGGTAACTTTGAAGGATGGAAACAATATCGTCAATTTATAGAGGAAGAATTATGAAACTATGTAAAGAAGTTGTAGAAGAGATGACTAACGCTATTAACAAATTTCCAACATGGCCTTCTGATCCACTCCATGCTTTGGCTGTTGTAGGTGAAGAATTCGGAGAACTTAGTAAAGAGGTTCTTCAATTTACATACGAGCCTGAAAAATCAGATCTTGATTCAATTAAAAAAGAAGCAGTTCAAACAGTCGTTGTTGCATTAAGATTCTTACACAGTTTAGATAGCTACACTTATGCAAGATCGACTCAACATAGCCAAGGAGATATTATATGAACGAAAACGAAGACGAAGACACGGGAAAACATTATCGGTTTACATATAGGGTTTTCATTAAAGAACAAGATATTAAAAACGGTTTTGTTGATATTAAGTTAGATCCTGCTCGAATTGCTAAAATTTACAAAATTGAGAGCGGTATGCAATTTACAATACTTAAAAAAGGATTATGTTGCGGCAATCGCGGTCATAATGACTACAAAGAAGATCTTAAAGACATTATTTGCGCGGCTAAACGTGAATTAGAAATGCTTGAAGAAGATGAAGTACCTTTGCAAGAAGCTATGGTTGCTAATATTAAAATTAAAGATTATAATTTAGCCAGTTCAGTCTCATATCCTGAACCTATAGGTGCTAAAATCGATTAGGAAACGAGGGATTAGAAATGCTTATGTATGCTGCGGCAGTTGCTACCAATAATTATCTAGAAGGTCAAAGGCATTATAGTCAACTGACAGAACTTGAGCAAAAGTATGTCATGTCTGTTGACCACATGTTAGAGTCTTTCCATTATATTGGTAAGAACAAAATACCCCAACAGCTTCGGGAAATTAACCGCCGCATATTTCTTGACTCAGGTGCGTTTTCAGCATTCACGTTAAATAAAGAAATTACAGTAGAAGAGTATTGTGAGTTTATAAATCTTAACCGAGATATTATACTGGTCGATGACGGCGTAGAAATGATTGCCGGATTAGACGGTATCGGTGATGCTTTGTTGACTTATAATAATCTTAAACTTATGGAAAGTTATGGTTGCAAAGCTATTCCTTGTTTTCATGCCGGTGAAGATGAACGGTATTTAGAATACTATATTCAAAATTACCCTTATATTGCTCTAGGTGGAATGGTTGGACAGGGTGTATCACAGTTAAAAATGTGGTTAGATCGAGTTTGGGAAAAGTATTTAATCGACGGTTCGGGCAATGCCAAAATTAAAGTACATGGTTTTGGTATTACATCGTTTGACTTGATGTGGATGTACCCTTGGTATTCAGTTGACTCTTCAACTTGGATTCAAGCTGCATCATTCGGAATGATTATGACTGCCGAATACGGAAACATATCAGTATCAACTAAATCACCATCTCGTCATCTTAAAAATCAGCATTACTGCAATGTGTCAAAGGACGAACAAGAATACTTACTTAAAAATCTGATTTGTCGAAAAGGTTTTGAATATGATAGGCTATCAACCTCATATCAAAGCCGAGTTGCTTACAATATAGAGGCTTATCGAGACATTAACCGGGCGATTATTCAGAAACGTAATCAGCTTGAAAATCACCACATACAACAGGATTTATTTTAATGTTAGATGACCTAAAATTTGTTTCTGGTGCTATTGCCAAGAAAGATTATGTACCTACAATGAAACATTTTTTAATTCATGACGGTACTGTTCGAGCATACAACGGTGTCTTAACACTGAGTAGCCCTATAGCCCTGGACATTGATTGTAAACCGTTAGCTGACCCAATGATGAGGGCGATTATAAACTGCACCGAAACCGTAAATTTAAGCCTGACTCCTGCTAACCGATTAAAAATACAAAGCGGTAAGTTTAAAGCGTTCATTGACTGCACCTCTCTTGAAGTTCCCGATATAGTTCCTGAGGGTGATGAAATATCTTTAAGTGGTATTGAAATTGTTAAAATCTTTAAAAAGTTGTTTCCTGTAATAGGTACTGATGCCTCTAGACCTTGGGTTAACGGCATATACTTAAACAATCAATCTTGCTTTGTAACTAACAATGCAATAATTGTTCAATACTGGTTAGGTATAAACGTCCCACCAATGAACATACCCCGCGAAGCCATTAAAGAAATTATTCGTATAGGAACAGAACCAACTTCAATTCGTGTTACAAGTAATTCTATAACTTTTATGTATGAATCAGGTCGTTGGATTAAAACTAAGCTTATAGATGGTGGTTGGCCTAATGTTGAAGCTATCTTAAACAACCCGACGAATCAAAAGGTTATTGATACCGAGTTGTTTACAGCTATAGATTCTGTTGAAGACTTCTGCGAAAAAACAGGCATATTATATTTTTCAGAAGGTATTATCCATACACATACAGATTTAGAAGTTGGTGGTAGATATGATCTTACTACGGTAGAATTTGCCGGTGCTTACAATGTAAATATGTTGAAACTACTTTCAGGAATTGCGACTACTATTGACTGGTCGTCATTTCCTAAGGCTTGCATATTTTATGGTGAGAATATTCGTGGTGCTATTATCGGAATGAAAGCTGTATGAGAAACGATGTAGCAGGTTTTTTCTGGGACGATACTCCTCCACCAAAGCCACCCAAAAAGGTTAAAGAAAAACGAACACCGCCGCCTAAAGTGTGGTTACAACCTGATTATCTTCCGTATCTAGAAGAAGCTCGTGCATTCAACATAGATTTATTTAACCATCAAAGTTTACTAGAAGCTTATTACGCTAAAGAACATTTGGTATTTGATATAGAAATTTACCAAAATTATTTTTTGATAGCTTTCAAAAGTGTTGAGAGTAAAAAAGTTGCTTACTTTGAATGCTATAATAAGATTAATATAGACTTTCAATGGTTAAACTGGATAATACATAATTTCACATTAATTAGTTTTAATGGAATTAAATTTGATATTCCTATATTGAAACTAATGTTAGCTAAATATGATGTTCCTAAATTAAAACATGCAGCAGATCAATTAATTCAATCTATTGAATTTGGTGGTCGGCCTTATGAGCTTTTAAGAAAATATAAAGTTTCTAGATTAGAAATTGACCACATAGATTTAATTGAGGTTGCACCACTTTCTGCAAGTCTTAAGCTTTACGCAGGACGTTTACATTGTCGTAGAATGCAAGATTTACCTTTTGCTCCTGAAACTATATTAACCGAAGATCAGATTAAAATTACACGACTTTACTGTATAAATGATCTCGATAGCACATTATTACTTTATAATTCTTTACGAACAGAAATAAGTATTCGTGAGGATATTGGTAGTCGATATAAAATTGATGTGCGGTCTAAATCAGATCCACAAGTTGCAGAAGCTGTTGTTACTAAAGAACTTGGTATACGAAATAGAAATGAGTATATTAATAATAATGTTAAATCTTATTTTAAATACCGTGTGCCTGAATTTATAAAATTTAAAACACCGTTATTGCAAAATGTTCTAGAAGTTGTACGTAATGAGACTTATTATGTATCGGCAGAGGGTAAAGTTTATCTGCCCGAATCGGTAACAAACCTTGATATTACTATAGGCGGTCTCCGATACCAGATGGGTAATGGTGGCCTCCATAGTACTGAAAAAACAATAGCTTATAAATCTAACGAGCATTACACACTTATAGATAGAGACGTTGTATCATATTACCCGATGATTGTAATTGTGTTAGGATTATTTCCTGCTCAGTTAGGTCGTCAGTTTCTTAAAATATTTAAGTCATACGTATATGAACGAATTAAGGCTAAGGAAACAGGAGATGATAAACGTGCTAATATGCTTAAGATTTTTATTAACGGTATTTTTGGTAAGTTTGGTTCCCCATTCTCAATAATGTATGCACCAGAATTGTTAATACAAGTTACAATGACCGGGCAGTTAAGTTTGCTTATGCTTATTGAATGGCTTTCTTTAGCCGGAATTAAATGTGTAAGCGGCAATACTGACGGTATCGTTATACAGCAACCCAATGACCGCAAAAACGATGTATTGTCAATAATCTCGGCTTGGGAAAATATAACTGGTTTCAAAACTGAAGAATCTGTTTATTCAGCATTATATAGCCGAGATGTTAATAATTATATTGCAGTTTATGAAAAACCAAAGAAAGGTGTATATGTAAAAAATAAAGGTGCATTCAGACGACCCGATTTAAGTAAAAATACAGTTAACACAATCTGCATAGATGCAGTTAACGATTACTTAGTCAAAGGACGTTCAATTGAAGAAACAATAACCACATGTTCAGACATACGTGAATTTTTAACCATAAGAAACGTTAAAGGTGGTGGTGTTAAAGTGTGGTCAGAAACTGATATAGAATATCTTGGTAAAGCTGCAAGGTGGTACTATAGTAAAGAAACACAAGGTGAAATTGTATACGCCAAGTCTGGTAATAAAGTTGCAAGATCTGATAGCGCAAAACCTTTAATGCAACTAGAAGGTTTTCCGTCGGACATTGATTACGATTGGTATATTAAAGAAGCGTATGATATGCTTGAACAATTAGGTATTAATAATATTCAATAAGGAATAAACATGGCTAAAAAACAAATAAACATACGGGCCAAGGGCAGTAATGCCGAGCGCGACATAGTAAACGACTTAAATCTAATGATTCGTGACGTTATGAAAGAATTAGGCTATAGTGAAGCTGATCTTAATAACCACACTTATTTTGCTCAGCGCAATCAGAATCAAACTGCTGTTGGCGGTAAAGACTTAGTTAATACTTACGGCTTTGCTATCGAAGTTAAACGACAAGAAGCTTTGGCAATTAATACATGGTGGAATCAAACTGTGACTTCCGCACAGAAACATGGTGAGATACCTGTATTGTTATACAAGCAAAATCGTCAACCGTGGAAGTGTATTACTACGGTATATTTAGAAATTGGTGAAAATTTAGCTGCTTGCCGGGGTGAGATTGCTTACAATGCTTTTTTGCAAGTCTTTAAAATGAAAGTATATGAAGATTTACGAACTTAATGAAATAAGGCTTTGAACTTATCTCCAAAAACTGCCCACAATATTACAACAGTAAAAATTACACCTTTCCAAGAACCTGTAACTGAATTTTGAAATTGTTTAATGTCAGCTAACTGTGCCTTAACACCATTCTCACCATTAAGGCACCGTTCAATCTTATCAATTCGTTCACGTTCAGATTTGAATTCGCGTGAAACGGTATCGGACATCATTTGAACCTGTAGCTCAAGAAGTTCTAATTTGCGAAGAATAATATCTTCATCAGAATGTTTGTTTTCAACATTCTCTGAAAGTGTTAAGTATGGTAGGATTTCATTATTATCAGGCTTATTCACTTTAATAATCTGATTCTAAGTTAAGTTTATATATAGACCAAGCAACCGCAGCAGCAGTAGCATTATTTGTCATCCAAGCAGTTCTAGCCAGTGTAGTTGTGGCAGCAGGAAGATTAGTTGAGATAGTTCCATTAGTTTCTGCAGCACCTGTAGTTAAATTTCTAAATCTATAAGTTATATTTGAAGCATTAGGCAGACAATGAAAAATAAACTCATACATATCTGTTGTGTTAATAGGAAAATTAGTCCCTAAGTCCACTGTTGTAGGTGCAACACCATTCGGCCCATGAATAAGGAAGAAGTTTCCTGAGTTAGTATTAAAACCAATTCCCAGTTTTGTAAGTGTAGTATCTGCAAGAGGGTCAATATTAGTAGGAGCAGTTGTAATGCTATGCGCCCCGAAAAAACCTCTATTACCAGCTTGAAGAGTTTCTAAAGCTAAACGTATAGTTAAGAAAAATCCTCCAAACCCTGCGCTATTACCTCTCCAAAGTTCTAATATAGCAACACGAGAACTTGCAAGAGAGCCTGCTGGAGCTGCGGAAGTATTTGTAAACCTTCTTGATTGTGTTTTTAAAGAAGTAGTAGTAATGCTAGGATTACTTACAGTCCCAACACTTGTAACTACACAGTTGGTTGTAGTTAGAGCTGCTCCGCCACCAGGCCCAATTATACTAACATTGTTAAAATGATAACTAGCTTGAAAAACATTATCAAAATCTCCAGGAGCAACCCATTTAGGAAATACTTTTCCTGCAATAGATAAAGGATAGATTAATGTTCTTGTTGCAGATACAGAAGGATCTGTACTAAGAGCTATTAACCCAAGGTTTCCTCCTTCTATTTCTACATTTCCGGCTCCTGCTGTTACACCAGCATTGTTATACTGAACTTCTCCATCGTTTCCAGCCGGAGAAGCTGGAAGACTTGCAACGTTAATTGTAACATCACCTGTACCATCATCTGTACCTGTGGAAGTTATTGTAACATTTGTTCCGGCTAATACCTTACGAATAACAGCTTCCCCTGCTGTAACAGTATCTAAATCAGAACGCCTTATAGTAGCATCTGTTATTCTAGTTCCGGGAAGCTGTGTTTGTCCCATTGCTATTAGCCCGCAGTCTCAGTTTCTTCAACCTTAAGGGGGTTTAAAATTTCTTCAAGACGATGAACTTCTCTTTGAAGACCATCGCGTTGTTCTAACGCGACTCTAAGTTCTTCTTGAAGCCTTTTTATTTCACTGTCGGCATGTTCTAGCCGTTTGGTCTGGACTTCAACATCACGCTCTGATGCAACAAGGTTAATAGCTAAGTTTCCTAGCTGTTGACCTATACGAGTTATTGCTGGTTCATCTAACATAAAATTTCCTTTCAGTAGGTTTAAAAATTATTTTAAGTATGTAACAACGATATTGGATGATGGTATTGAAGTTCCTAACATCGTTAATGTTGCTCCTGATATTGTATAATCGTTTCCAGCACCCGGCTTACACAGCATGCCGTCTGAAAATACCATTTCTTTTCCTGTAACAGGTGTATTAGCAAGCGTGAATGTTGGATTTGTGCCGTTGACTGTACCTGTCGGAACTTCGTTTACAACCCAGTTAGTAGCTTTAACTACTGTACTAGCTAGGGTTACTGCACCCGCGCCTGTAATCGATGCTATATCACCAGACAATGTGGTAAATGCGGCAACATTTGAAGCATTGCCGATCATAACCTGACCGTTTGAACCTGAGTTAGCAATCTTTATACCAGAAGCACTCAAACTAAGGTTTGTACCATCTAATGCTATTTGAAGGTTTTGAGAACCGTCAAATGAAATGCCGCCTGTAGATAAAAGCTTAACTGCAAAAACGTTTCCAGTTAAAGATAGACCATTACCGTTAGTGTATGTTAAGCCAGATGTATCTTGTGATGCAGATACAGCCGTTGTATCTACAACAATAGCATCAGCAATAATAGTCCATTTAGTGTCATGGAATGATGTACCTTCTTCGATAAACAATAAAAACGATTTTTGAGTTGAAGCTGCCGCCCATTGAACAGGTCTAGTCCAAGCACCAACATTCATAGTCCAAAAACCATTTTGACTTGTAGTAGTCTGCCCGTTTAACCACACAATATCACCAGCAACACCAGTAACGCCGTCTGTGTTTTGTAGACCCGTTAAAGCTACGTTTGTGGTAAAAATAACTCTCACTCGTTTACTAACACCAAGACCGTTAATCAAAGATTGCGCTTGTGTTAAGTTAATAGCATCTGTACCCGATACCGCTGCCGCTAAGTTGGTGAGTTTAAATCCACCCATTGATTGGTCTGCTGTAAAAGCAACAGAACCGCCTCTTTGAACGAAGTTTGCACCATCCGTTAAGTTGGCTGTTGGAACAGAATACCCTGAAACAAGTCGATCTAATGTAATCGTTCCTGGTAATATTCTATTTGCACCATTAAGCTGTGTTTGGGACATGATATTTCTAGATTAGTTAAAAACGATTAAAACAGAATCAGTGGTCAGTATATTGAAATCTGATGTAAATGTCAATATATTCCCAACCCATGAATAATTATTAGTATTACCTTGCAAAAGACCATCTAAGTATACAAAAACATTAACAGGTTCAAACGGTAATGTTATATTCTGTACACCGTCAACAGTGGGCGTATAAGCCATAATTGTATAAGGATTACCAGCTACACCAGTAGGTCCAGGAGGTCCTGGCGGACCTGCTAATTGCATAACTTCCATAACCACATTGGTTGTCGTGCCTGAGAAGCTTATCCCAGATTCTGGTGTCGGTGTAAAAATAAAGTTGCTCATATTTGCGTCGGAGCTCTTTCTACTTCAAAAACTTTAGTTCTTGTCGCAGTATAAATACCGTTAATTAAAATCCTAACATCCCAATAAAGTAAGCCAATAGGCCAGTTTAAAGTAGAACTAGGAAACTCGACTAAAAATTGCCCGGCAAGACTGTTAGTTATTGTAATAACAAGAGTTGCGACAAAACCCTCTGCATTTCTAATTTGACTTGTTAAAGTTACACCTGTTAACGGTTTAGCTGTAACTAAATCGTCTTCTGTATGTTGACAAGACATTTTGAATGTCATACCTTGCTTTATTATAAACGATGTTGTCATGTCTAAATCCTTAATTAAACCATTAGTTGTATGTGCTGCAACTTATACGTGATTAACTTCAGCAACTTGTAAATTTGCCATTATTTTCATATTAACTGCGGTTCCTGTAAACGTGAATCTTAATACAGCCACACCACTACTTGTAGTAGAACTTACAACTAAAGTTTGGCTACCTATATTTCCTGTTTTTGCTGTAACTGTGTTTTGCTTTATAACAGGCGCTCCACTACTTCCACAAGTTGCAAAAATATCTATTTCCCATGCAGAAGCATTAGTTGAATTTTGCTGTTTTGCTATAACAGTTCCTCTTATAGTCATAGCTGTTTGAGGTTCCATAGCTATCTCGTTAAAAGGGGATGAAGAAGGTGCCGCCAAATCTACAGTAAGAATTTTAGGAGTTGTATTTGTGGTTGATCCTTTTAAAAGAACTATATTAATTTGAGAATCTCCGAGAGTATCTATTCTTCCGCCACCACCGAAAACTTGAGTTGCCATAATTTTTGTATAGGCATCTTTTCCTCCTGAAATGGAAGAGTTTATATGTTGGCAAGCATTGTTATGTCCGCCGACAACTATTGAGTTTGTAGCATCTTGTGTAACATTGTTATTTTGTCCCGCAAATAACCCTGAATTGTCACCAGCAGCAACTTTCCCAGAGGAAGTTCTCTTAAGTTGAAAGTCTACGGCATTTAATCCTCTTTTACCTACGGTAGAGCTAGAAGGATTCGCAACTAAAGCCCCGTTACCTTTAGGTTGAAAAGCCGCATCTACATCCGTAGCGGCATTAGTTGCGGTAAGGGTAACAACAGGAATAATACTATTTACCGATGTGTTATCAACACTTTCAGTAAAATTTGTTATACCACTTCCACCTGATATAGTTAAATCCCCGCTTCCGAGAAGCGAATTGCCATTTATAGTTTTTATATTTGTAGATGATACTAATGTATCTTGTTTACCCGTAAGGTCAGAAATGAGTGAGGATAGCTTATTTTGAATCTTGCCAAAAGCTATGATAATTGAATCTGTGCTAGTAAGTGTACCAGTTAATGAAGTATTTAAACCTGTTAATAAACTTCCCCTTACACGATTTTCTGTAAAATAAAGGTTTGTGCTTCCTTCTGGTAATGCATCTGTATTTGCAGCACCACTTCCAGTAGCATTACTTTTTACCCAACCCTCTGCTAGATCATAACTATAAGTTTCTAAATTAGTCCCAGTTCCAGGATCAACTTGAGCATAATCTCCAGCACTTGCTGTAGGAAATGCTGTAGTCAAAGCCCCAAGTGTGGTAAAAACTCCTTTAAAATGTTGAACGTAAGCACTAGAATCAAGTTTTGTTGAAAACAATGTACTAATGTCAGAACTTATTGAGCTTATAGTAGATGTAGTTACACCACTTATATCTAAAATTGTTTTTACGTTAGCCGCAGTTAATTCTTCTACTGCTCCAGTACCACTACTTATCCTACCTAAAATTCTATCTTGAGCAATAGATGCTAGACTTGTTATAGGCACACTTACAGGTGTTTCTACAATCCATTCACCTAACTTTTTATTATATACGTAATCAGACATTAAATAACCTCATCTAATCGTATACCATTTGAATATAAGTCGATGTTGACATAATTCAATGCTGTTAACTCTATAGCATTACCTATAAATGCAAGACTAAACCAGTTAGAGTCATAGATAATATCTCCTGATATTGATTGTTCTTCAGGATAACCTTCTGCAAATAAAATTTCTTTAGTTGTTCCTGAATATCGTTGCAAAGTATAAAGTTCATCAATAGCATCATTTCTATTTAATGTTGACCACACAACAGAAGCCGATCTTTGCTTATTTAAGAGCTTAAACTTTTTTGATTTTGAACGGGTTAGTTGAACTTCTGAATTGTCGATTACGCTGTACGATACTTCTCCGAAATTAACATTTCGTTGCGGCTGTAAAATCGTACCTATAAAAATTCTACCTAACTCGATATATGTATCTGGGTTTGTTGAATCTTTAATATCAATTTCAATTTTATCAATTGCTAAATTGGAAGGCAGCAAATGTATAAATACAGCTCGTTCATTATCTTTACGGCTTCCTTGAATAGGGTTATTGTTAAACGCATAAGTCTTCCAAAAAGAGTTGTTTTGATGAAGATAAGGCCACGCATAAATTGTCGCAGAAGTATAGGCAAGAGTTGCACTTTTATATCCTCGAATAACAATTTTAGCATCAGAACTAAGATTATGTTCTAATAAAGATATAGCACCAATTGCTTTATCTTCAATTGATGTAAAATCGCAAGTTATGGTAAAATCTGAATCATTAATCGACCTTGCTTTTTCAGAAAGATCGTTTGTTTTAACATTGTTTAAAGGTAATGTTGAGACCCAAGAGTTTGATGCTGTTACAGCACACAGTTCTATAACATTATCATAAGCCAATAAAAAATTACTCATCCGAGAAACCTAAATGTTTTATTATTAGCATTATCATCAATATCTACACCTATTAATATAAAATTTTTTCCTGATGATAAACCAAAACGGCTAGATGTTATTTTAACAGTTTGCCCAAGTTCATAAGTCAGAATGTCATGTGATGCAACACTTAAAGATAACACATCCCGCTTTACTTTTATCAGATTAAAAAATCTATTAAAATTTGTGTTGACTTCTGAACGATTTCTAGCAATGGTATCAATGTCTAATGTCAATGATAACAAATGTCGAGTAAGAGTGCTAGTATTTATAAATGATTGTTTACGATACTGGTTTTTTATGCGCTCCATCCATTGATTTGAAGCAATACCGGCAAACGAAGTCTGTACAGTCTCAATTTTATCGAAGTTGATATTAAGATTATAGATAGGAACTTTATTTGATCCTAACCCTGCTGCAATAAATGTAAAACTATCGTCTAAAATTTGAGCATCTACTATTTCAAAATCAGGCGATACCGCAGGAGAATCAAATAACCTTCCGAAAAGTATGTCTGCAACAAAATAAAAATAAGAAGCTGTTGACTTAGCAATATTTTGTAAAATGCTAATTTTACTTTGATTCTCTTTTAAATATAAGCCAATATAACCACATGTGTTCAGATCGGTCACATAAGCTGCATCCGTAGTGACGCCGATTTTTGTTGCAATGAGATCTAATACATCACCGGCTTTATGCACATTTTTAGAACCGTCAATACTTACAGCATCAACTGTTATCTCTCCTGCAGGAGGACTACTTAGCCTAAAATAACCTTGATACGCCCCCCATAGTACCGGGTTTTTAACACCGACAACCTGTACAACAGTTCCATCTAATAAGTCTTCATTTACACCAACAGTCAGAACAATTACACCGGCTGTAAGAGTAGTCTGAACTTCATAGACTTTTAAATGATTGTTAAAAATTACGCTATCTCCTGCTGTAATTGTTCCTGTACCACCTGTAACAGGAATTGATGCAGAACCTTTTACAACAGTACCGTTTACAATATAGTTAACATACTGTAGATTACTTGTAGTCTCATCTGCGTAAAAATTAGTTACAGCAACAGGAGTGTTTTTAGGTACATTTGTGGTCAAGGTCGGCGTAAAGCTAATTGTCCCACCGCTAAGCCCCGTTGAAATTGTGTAAAGGGTGTTATGGTTATCAAAATAAAATTCAGCACCTACGGGCAAATCTCCAAGCCCTTTGTGTACACTTACAGTCGATACACCAGCACTATACACCGATGCCGTTTTATAATTTGAAAGTATGGCTCCTGTATCGTATACGGCTTTAATTCTGCAGTTAGGCAAGGTTGATACTTCGTATATATTCAAAGACTGATTAACTAATTTTGGTGTAATATTTCTACAATCACCATATAATTCGGGTTTTACATTCCCCTTAATAGTATCGGCAGTACCTTCTAAACCTGTAGGTAACGTATTATTTCCTGCATAAGTAGCAAGCTCAATATTATCGCTTAAAGTTTCTTCAATGGCTCGTAAAGGAAAAACTATTTCAGATAATGTAAATTCAGGAACACCTGCCGTACCAATAAATACCGGGTATATCGTATTATTGATAACAGCAGATACAGTTACAGATCTTCCATCAAATGAATAATCTTTTAAATAGTCGTAGCTTCCGTCAATATTACCTATTGAAATATCACCTACAGAAGCTGTATTGAAAACTGTAAGAACCCCTCCGTCATCAGGTGCTATTGATAGTGTTAAAGAATTTAATATAGCCCTTTTATAAAGAATTGGATTAGGTGAAGCTGAGTTGTCTATAAAACCAAACTTACTAAAATAAACAGTTTTGGGTGTATCTGTATCGTCTAGGCACTCTAAAGATATAATGGTATCATTTAACATTAGCGTTCCCTAACCACACGGCGACTATTTCTGTTTGTCGTTTTCATTTCATCAAGTTGTTCTTTTAATGTTTTAATCATCTCATTAAAAGCTTCACGTTCCATAGCGTTTGAATTTTTTAACATTGCTAATTGATCGCCAGTTTGTTTTCTCAACTTAACAAGTTCTTCTTTTAGCTCTTGGTTGTTATTTGTATTTCTACTATTTACGTTTTTACGGTAAACATCAGCTTCTTCTGATGTTAAAACTTTTTCGTTCTCATGCAGTTCAGCTCTATATCCGTCAAAAGGAACTCGGTCAAGACCTGATCTATGTGAGCCATGCAATTGATCGATATAATCTTTTTTAGGATCATACGTACCTTGTACAAACGGATGCTTTAATCTTTCTAATGTTGAGTATAGAGCGCTCAAACCTTGATTTAATGTCGGAAAATCAATTGCTGAAAGCTTTGAAGCCCATTCTTTATTACTCATTTGCTTTAACAAGTAGTTAAGCATATCTTTAGCAAACGTTCTTTCTAAAACAGGCAAGCTATCAGTATTTACGATATTAGTTTTACCGCCAAATGTATACTGTGCGTAACCAGAACCATATTCTTTATTGTCACCGAATTTAAAGTCAACCTCTGGTAACGAACCACCAATAATATTTTGAATCTGTTTTGCCACAAGGCTTAATGAATTAGATACTCTTGGGAATGTTTCAGCTTTAAGTTTACCCATTATCTCGGCTGCATGAGATCCACTGGCTGTTGAACTAACACCAGAAACATTACCTGTAGCTGAATCGAATTTACCAGACGCTGAGAAGGGCAATCTTGAAGTACCAGCACTCCAACCTAACATACCCTCTATAGCCGATCCTGTTTCACCACGTTTTGCTGCTTCTGTATTAATGTTACTATTATAATCATTAAGCCTTTTTTGTTCGATAGCGGCAAAAGCTGAACGATTTGAAATATCTTTATTACTAGAAGCTTGTGAAACTTGAAATGCAGTAAGTTCACGTATTGCCGCATTAACGGCATTAACGGCATCTTGAACATTATCTACAGATTTTTTAACTAAACCTAAAGCAGTAACTTGGGCAGTCAACTGTTCTAATTGTTGTTCGTAAATAGATTTTTGTTCCTCAGCGTCTTTAATGTTTGATGCAATAAGAGCTTGCATATCAGTAAAGTCTTTAACGTAACCTAAACCGCTTGCGTTATACTTTCTTGATACATCTAAGAATTGCTGGATTAACGTAGGAAGTTTATCTCGAGCTGCTTGTTTTTCAGCATCAGTTCCCGTGCTTAACAATTGTTGATATTTAGCAACTTCGTTTCTTGAACGTTGGTATTGTTCAGGATTACTTAAAATAGTTCCACTACCTGTTAACAATGAGTCGCTTAGGTTCTTCATTGCTTTAATAAAATTGCTATAAGCATCAATCTGCTTATTTAATAAACCCGCAGCCGTATCGTAAGCATCTAAAACTTTACCTTCTAAGTCAGCTAAATAATCGGCTTGTTTACCTTTAAGATTATCGAAACCATCAGCAAGTTTAAGAACTTGAGCGAGTAATATTTGACCAGATTTCGTGGTTGTATCAATACCTGAGACTAACTTTCTAAAGTCGTCTTTTGTTGTCGGCATTATAAAACCAAGCTTAGCAAATTCGACAGTCATATCTTTAGTTCTTGCTGCAATTTGTTCGGCTTCAGTAAAGTAATTTTCAAAATAAGTTTCTAATGACGATTTTAAGTCTCCTAATGAACCAGCTCCCTGCAACAACGGTGTACCTAACGCATTTATATCTAACTTAGAACCGGCCAGTAACTTTCTTACTTCAAGCAAATCTTTATATGTTGCAATTATATCGTCACCTGTACCTTGCAAGGTGTCTATAATTTCACCAACTTTGTTAACTACACCATTTTGTTGTTCTACTGCTACAATCGATTGACGAACCATCTCGGCATAAACATCTCCTTGTCTATTTAATATCGATGTGTAAGCTATAGCGGTTATCCCTAAACCTAATAAAGAAACCTGAGCTTGTTCAATTCCTGTGGCTACACGAACAAAGGTTTGGTAGTATCCCTCCCCAACACGTTGAAATTCTTGCAAACCACTAAAGCTTTTCATTGCTATTTGATCTGCCGCTTTACTGAAAATATTTTGTAAGGCATCTTGCAATTCTTGACCTTTAAGGTCTTTTAAACTAACGTGACCAACTTTAAGTACAAAGCTGTTTATTTTATTTTCAAATTCTTTAGCATTAATACCAAAAACTTTGGATGCTGTACCAATCGAACCAACTACATCTAATATAATTTTAGTAAACTGATCTTTAGTTTGTGAATCTAAACCTGACATTTGCTCAGTAACTTTGCTGCTAGAAATTAAACCGAATAGCGCCGATTTTTTAGTTCTGATAGTCATATATTGTTCTGCCGCAATACCAGCTTCTTTAATCTGACCTATGGTTTGATCGCGTAAGAAAATTCCATAATCTTCTAATGTACGTTTAGTTGAACCAAACAACATATCTCCAATGCCAAACATGTTTCCTAAAAAGTCAAACGGGTCTTTAAAGTTTGATGTTTTGCCTAATTTTAAACCAGAAGTATCAGGGCCTTTTCCGTCATTGTAAATAGTTCGGCTAAGCAATGAACCTAACCCCGCAATATTAACTTCTATATTAGCTAACGATCTTGCCATTTGACCTGTAAGCGGAAGTATTGTAAGATCTGTATCTTTAATGCTTTCAAGCGATTCAATTATGCTATTAGACATAGCTGTAACATCACCCAATACAGTTCCAGTACCTTGAACTTTTTGACGTTCTTCACTAACATTAACATCAGCTCCACCGCCACCTCCGCTAATAATAACTCCAATTGCAGCTAAGGCCGCTATAGTAGCAGCTAATGCCGCAAAACTAAAAGGAGGTGGACCAGCTGTTAACGATTTCGCAGCAGCTTCAACACCGGCAGCAGTTGCCCTAACTCCTGAATTAGCAACAGATGCCGTTGTTGCAGTTGTATCTACAATAGCTTCAGTTGCCTTAGTTGTTGTGAACAATGCGATAAAAGAAGCTAAGAAGCCTTGTTTCGTTAAAAACGATTGCAAAGCATTTGCCATTTCAATAGCTCTATAAACTTTTTCAGCAGCTTCTAAAGCCTTGTACCCGGCAGTTTGTTCTTTAAATAAATGTTTAGCAGCACCTATCATTTGTGCAGCGCCTTGTAAACCCGCTTGAGTTTTTTGATACTCTAATGTAGTTTGTTTTTCTGTTAACGCTGCATATTGCTCTAAATATTTAGTGTCACCTAAAGTTGCTTTATCTTCTTCAAGCTGTTTAAAGTCTTTAGAGTTTTGTTGCATTTTAACACTGATATTGTCTAAAGCCTTAATGAACCCATCGAATGCAGTAACAATAGCGCCGGTTCCTTGAGCAACAATATCAAATGCTTCACTGGCATTAATTCCAATTTCTTTATAACTTTTGTTTATATCAATTAACCGTTGGAGATGATCGAACTCTGCTTTTTTAGTCTTATCATCAACAATAGCGTCTTGTTTAGCCACAAGTTTAGGTGCATCTTTTGTACCTAATACCTTATCTCGAGCTAAAGCCATTTTATAGTTTCTATCAAACTGAAAATACAACTCCCGTTCTTTCTTAGCAACTTCTTCTGCTGTGTGGTTAAGCTTAAACAATGCGAGTTCTTCTTTAGCAAGCTCTTGCTGGTAGCTTTGAGAATTTGTAATTGCAGCATTTGTCGCAGCCAATTGCTTAGCCTGAGTATCTTGAATAATACCAGCTCTACTTTTCTCATAGCCTTCTAAATTACCGCCAAAGCTTTTATATTTTTCGTTAGCAGCATCTAAAGCATTTAAGCGAACATTAAGCTCTTGCTCGATCAAATCTTTTGATTTAGTGGTGTACGTTTCGTTAGCAATCTCATTTTGGCTTAAACTAAATTCTAACGCTGTACGCGCCGTTTCAATGGCGTTTAGTTTTTCGTCGCGTGTATCATTAATAAGTTTAATTTCAGCGTCAGCAACAGTTTTCTCAACCTTTAAACGTGCTTCAGCTTCAAAAGCTGCCGTACCTTTAGCATCACCAGCAAGTTTAGCTTCTTGATATTCTTTATTTTTTTCTAAAGCCAAGTCAGCCGCAGCTTGAGCATTTTTACGAATAGCTACTAAGTCTGTCTCACTTGTGGTTAACTGCTTTACTTTTAATTCTTGATCTGCGATTGCTTGTGTTTGTTTAGTCTGCTTATCAAGAACTGAATCGCTAACAGCTAAAACTTTGTTAAGATTATCTTGTTGCAGTTTACCTTTCTTGCTTTCTAATTCAATAATTTTAGTATTATGATCTTCAAGTTTTGAATAATATTCTAAGATAGCTTTGACATATTCAGGTGTTTCTCCGTTTTGAGGAATACGGTCTTCATGCTTAGGTATTACTTTATTGCCTTTTTTATAACCGCCAGAAACAGCACCTTCTCCGGCATTGTATGCGGCTAAAGCTAAAGCAAGATTATCCTTGTAACGTTCAAGCAACCTTTCAAGAAGTATACCAGCACCCTCTACACTTTGCTCAATATTAAAAGGGTCTTTAACATTTAAAGAATCAAAATTAAACGGCATGATTTGCATCAAACCTTTAGCCCCGGCTTTAGATACAGCATTCGGGTTAAACGATGATTCTCTCATAGCCACACTTTGCAATAAGCCTGACGGGAGATTATGACGCTTTGTAGTCTCGTCAAAAGCATCTGCCATTTGCTTAGTAATTTTACCGTTGGCTTCTGTTGCTACAAATAACTGTTTTTCTTTATTTAACTGTTCATCAACAGAACTTATTTTAGCGTTAGTTATTTCATTGATTAATCGTAATTGTTCTTGATAGTATTCTTGAATTGATATTTTGTTGTGCGAAAGTTGTGAATCTAGTGCATTACGTTCTGTATCTAAAGCATCAAGCTTTGCATTTTCAACTTCTTTAATTAAAGTTAACTCTTGGTCGTACAGTTCTTTTTTAAGGTCGTAGCTTGCTTTCTCAACTTTATCAATCGCTTTAGCACCTTTACCAGAAATAACACCATGCTCGGCAATAAACTTTTCGTAATCATCTAATTCTTTGGCTTGTGTATCAACACGTTCTTTATCAGCCTTAGCTAAAGCATTTTTTTCTGCTTTATTTTGTTCATCATTAAACTTATTAGTGTCTTCAGAAAGCTCTTTGTAGTAATTAGAAATACCTTTTAAGCCTTTAGAAATAGTTTCAAACCCTACAAAGTTAGATGCTGTTTCAAATACCTTAGATATACCTAAAAGGTTGTCAGATAGAAACTTAGCATCATCGCCTTTAAATAAATCACGCATTGCAAAAATTAGCGACGAGCTTAACTCTAATATATTACTTAAAATTGTTTCAAGTCGGCTATCCAATACAGCGTCTAACATTTGCTCCCATGCTGATTTAACGTTAGACATTGCACCCGCTAAGCTTGCCATATTTCTAGCAGCCGCATCTGGTGCATTCTTTTCCATTGCGTCAAACAATTTTGTTATAGCTTCTCGACCTAATTCACCGGCATGTACCATTCCAAGAATTTCAATAGTATTTTTACCGTAAGCGTTAGCCAATAAGGTAATAGCCGGTAAACCTTGCTCAATCATAGGCCGTAAGTCTACAAGTTGTAGTTTATTCTTACCCCATGCTTGACCCAACTGTCTTAATATACCTGTTAACGTTTCAGATTGCCCACCTAACTGAGCAACTTGGTCTGTAATGGCTTTAAACTGACTATCTGTCATAGCCATACCAAAGTTCCGCATCATAAGATCGGCTTTGGCTAATTCTTTTAGATCGAATGGCGTTTTAATATCGAGTTCTTCTAACCGTTTAAATTCAAGCCTTGCGCCCTCAGCAGATTTCATTACACCTTCTAAGTTTATGCGTAGCAATTGAAAATCTTTGTTGACTTCAAAAAGTTCACCCGGAAACCCTGCAACTATTGTAATTAACCTATAGGCAGACATACGGATAAGCATATCTAATGTTTTACCTAGCACACGATGAAAAACGTCACTAGCATCAGATGCTTCTTTTAATGAATTTACTAATTGATGATTAGTTGCAATTAACTCCTGCTCAGCCCGATTAATTATAGATTCACGAGCAGCAATAGCTTCTAATTTTGTAACAAGTCCTTGTTCTAACGAAGCTTGAACTTGTGTTAATGAATTTGCCAATCTCGCACGAATCATTTCTTCTTGTTGAGCGTACTTAAGGCGGATTGTAGCTTTTACATTTTCGCCCTTAGTCATAGCTGATTGTTCAAGCTGTACCCTACGCTCAAACTCAAACAATAAAGCCGCTGTCTCGCTTTTATAAGCGTTTAATGCTATACCCCTATTGATACCCTTATCGTTAAGTTTTGCCGCAGTAGCAGCTTCAGCAGCAGCAATTTCATCACGAACCCTAGCACTAAGAATCAATTTAGCATCATTAGCAGCTTTTTCAGCCGCAATTGATTTTGAATGCAACTCTTGTTCTTTAGTAAATATTTTTGATTGTAACTCTAATATTTGATTTAAACGACGATCTGACGACTGCAAAGACCGAATTTCACGGGCTTTTAACTCAGCATCAAATGCTCCCGTATAGCTACGTTCTTGAGCAGTAGCTCTTGATATGTGGTTATTAATTGTAGAATCGATTGATTCAAATGAAGATCGAACTGAAGAACCTAAAGAAGCAAAAAACCCTTTAAGTTCTTCAACTGATTTTTGAACCTTAACAGATGTAGCATTAAGGTTTTCGAGTTCGGTTATTGCAGAACGTACATCAGTAACGTCTACTTTAATCGCCAATGACGCAATATCTACACCACCTGAACTCATTTTTCTTTCCTTTTAATACTGATAAAGTCTAATCGTTTAATTAAGTTTAGCTCAATTGTCGAGAAGCTAACTTTCATTAATTGGCTCCACGCCATTATATCAGACCATGTTAAAGGAAGTAACCCTGCTTCACAAAATTGTCTACCACCCTCAAGACTTCTAAAATTTTCCCAGAGTGTTATAAATATTTCGGGGCAGGGTTGCTGATCTAATTCAACAGGTTTTTCCCCTGTTTGTAACCACACATCGTTAAGATGTTCGCGCAATGTGGCTTTATCAATTACTTGATTAAGCTCCCATTCTTTTTCAGCGTAGGCAAGCAGGAGCTCTACTTGCTCGGCGTAAAATTTGAAAGGTTATCTGAATGTAAAGTAACCTGTTCAACAAACAACGGGTTGATCTCACATAAGCGTTTAACGTTTTCATACGAGCATGGTTGATTAATACCGGTCCAACT